GGCTGGGGGGTGGGCGGAGCCTCGACGGCCACGGCGTCGGGGTATGCCTGCCACTCGACGTTGGTGGTCGCGTAACCACGGTTGCGTCCCTTGCCCAGATTGCCACTGGTGGTGGTGAGTTGGGCACCGCACTGTGGGCATGGGAAGGGCTTGGCGGACATGCGATACGCCCACACCCTGGCGGCGGGAGACTTGGCGGTCACTGTGTCGTGGGCTTTGGTGTCCCACTCGAATGCCAGCTTGCACGGGGTGCATTTGCCTTTTCGGTTAGCCATGTTCAGTCATCTCCTTGGCCCTTTGGGCCGATTAAGTTTGTATGGCAGACAACCTGCCTATGGGACACACCCCGGTGGGATGTGTCCGAAGGCGGGTCAGCTACTTGGTGGTTAGGACTGCCACCTCGCCGAGAACGGTGGCATGTGCCTCGGTGAGCATATCGCCGGGGCGAACCGTTATGTCTGGCAGTCCATGTCGATGCACATAAACCAGCACGTCTGGGCCGATGATCTGCAAGACCCGATACCGTTGCTGGTTGCGCTCAAACTTGAGGGTCACCTTGAATTTCTTGGTCATCGATTCATCTCCAATGCTCAGGTGTTGTGGGCTGTGCCGGTGCACAACCCATGCCTAAGTATACACCCAGAGGGTGAGCCATGCAAGGCTAGTTTGCGGCGCCATCGGCCAGGAACTGATCGATCCCGCCATCGTAGCCGTTGCGAACGAAGCTGATAACCTCGTCGGCGTCCATGCTGGACGCCTCGTAGCCGTCAGGCAGGGTGCAGTCGTCCAGCCACCAGCGCATTGCCTCGACAACGTCGGCGCATGGCTGGCACTCGGCAAGGCGATGGTCACCCCGGTGTCGCCTGACAGAGGCCTTGTCCCTGATCGATTTAGCTGTGGCCAATGCGTCGGCCTTGTCGTCGGTGTAGTAGTCGCCTTCGGCGTATCGCTGGCCGTCGATATACATCCTCACGACGACTGTCCCGCACTCGGTATCGACGACCACTTTGGTGGCTATGGTGTCGGCTATGCGGTTACGCTCAAAACCATCGCCGTCGAGGCCTTGAATGTTGGAATGGTTATCCACTTCGGCAAGAAATTCAATTGTTCGTTCAGACATTGTGCTCAACTCCTGGCGATGTTGGCGGGGTAGGTGTGCACCTACCCCAGGCTGTGGGTTGCCGGTAACGTCGATGTCGGGTGTTAGTTGTGCCTGATCACCTCGCATAGGCTGTGACGCTTCGGCCTGATAGCGTGGCCACATCGGCGCCGTGGATAGGCGCCCCGTCAGGCTTAGTCACAAACGATGCTCGACAGGTGTCCAGACCGGCGCACAAATCCAGCGTCCCGCAATCCTCACAGCATTTATACGGATTGTAGTAGACCGGGACGCCATCGGTGTACACCTGGAGCGTCTCGCAATCCAGCATCCCGTGATCGTTGATAATGGGTCGCTCAACACGCTGTCCACGCACAAAAGCATGGACATTTTTGCGTCCGTCTCGGATGACTTTGGCGCGTCCAGCGGGTTGAACCGTGAACACGGGGTTAGCTATGGCTATTTCGTGGACGTGTTCCACGACCAAGCCTGTCGATAGGTCAACCACTGACCAGAGTTTGCGGTGCAGATTGAAATAAACTTCTACTCTCATATCATCTCCTAAATTTTGTGCCTAGATTTTCTGAATTCGTGCCTGACTATGATCCCTCGACGATTGCGATGTTCTTTGCCTGTCGAGTTGTGCCTGCACACAGACCACAGTCGGCACAGGTTACTTGACGCTTGTCGTCAGCGTTGCGCCGGTCTGACTTGGATGGGCAAGCGATTGTGTTCTCAGGCAGAGCGTCATAGCTATCGACCAACATGTAATATCTGGCATTGGGATGGATTGCGAGAAGCTTAGAAACCGTGTTCACAGCGTCCACGCTGGCCATGGAATAGCTGAGGTGCCGAGCGTCGAACCATGGTTCCATCCATTGGTGCGTGTAGCTCGTATGCTTGACGCCTGACACCCGAAGAATTGTCTCGGCCACTTCGTATGGCAACATGGCAGGATCGCCATAAGATCCGAAGCGAACACCACGGTTGCGATAGGCAAGGATGACGCCTAACTGATACGGCGTGATCATCTCGTAACTGCCACGCACAGACGCCCGGAATTTGGACGCTGGCCCGAATCCCAGATTGACGTAGCAAACCCGCTTACCGAGTCGGTCTGGACGTAGTGGACAGGCGCCACAAACTGCTTCGTCAGCGCCGGTCTTAATCGCTTCGATGGGGTGTTCGTCAGCGACTAGGATATCCACTTGTGCCATTGGCCCGGTCTTGTCATTGTCCGACGCTGTCTTGAGACCGGAAACGATAGCCATGATTTCCTGTCCATTGACGGGTGATTTTCCCGTCCAGATGATTCCAGAGGATGCGGTTCGGATATGCTTGGGCAGATCATAGAATTCGGCTGTCATTTTCCGAGCAATGGTCTCGTGATTGGTCGTGGTCGTCGTCGTGGTCGTGGTCGTCATTGTTTCATCTCCAGTGTTCACGAATTCATAGTCACCGTCAGTCAGTGACTAGTCAGGAACACTGACCGAATCCTACCATAGGTCAAGTACCGGGTGTCAAATCTAAGACTAGAAACAGACCGGAACGGCCAAAAACCGGCCACATAGAGAGAGAGAAGGAGCCGCGCCCGGTCTGGCCCTTCGGGCCAGGAGCCGGGAGCCGAGGGGGGAGGGGGTATGGCTTGAACTCTTCTAATAGTATAGGCTTATACCCCTGACAGACTTTTGGCCTTAAAGTGGCTTCCCCTGACCTGTACATTTCAATGAAATTTCAAGGAATTACAGTGAGATCCCCTGCATTTCACTGAAATATCTGTACATTTCACTGTAATGAAAATGGCCTGCTGGGACTGGGATCGCTCCCCCTACTGTATTCCTTACTGTATGTAGAATATTTCACCCACCCCCCCTAAAGGGGGTGGGATATTGTGAAATATTCTTAGGTACTGTATAACTGAAATCTAGAACCTGGAACCTGGAGGAATTTCATGGAAAGATTTTTGGGCAAGGTGCGGCCTCAGATATTCCTGGCCCTTGTGCTTCTTGGAAGTGTGGCTATAATATCAATACTCAACGATCTCGTTGAGGTCTCGATTGGCTGTATTGCGGGAATCATCGCGCTGGCCAAGGATGTGTTGCAGTCAGACGCTTAATTTGGAGGTAGGATGGTAGACTCAATCAAGCAAAACACCCCTCGGACGTTCAAATGTGCCTTCTGTCAGATCGAGGAGGAGGCGTTGCCGTGGGACACGAAAGACATACAGGGCGCGACTCAGTTTGTCTACTCGTTGCCAGAGAAATGGTGGAGCATCAGCACACGGGAAGGCATGAAGATGTTCTGCGGGGATGAGGCTGTGACTATCATGGGCGGGGAAATCCTCGAAGAATGGGCAGGCCACCGATGAGCGACGCGTTGCATTGTAATTGTTTTGTTAACGAAAGCCCGGAGGCCGAACATATTCCCGATTGCCTTGTGGGAGCCGTTCTAACAGTGGCCCGTGCCTTGACTGCCCTGGGCAATAATGACGCGGCGACATCAATGGGCGCAATCGAAGCCCTCGGTGTGGTTGTGCGGGACGGCCTTGCGGACATATCGAATGCCACGATGGGGGAGTACTAATGCCAGCAAAGAAGCGTGACCGCTCGTACAAGGGCAAGGTTGAGCCTGACTTCGTTCGCGCTCGACAGGACGCCTTCCTGGTAGCCTATGGCGAGTGCGGGACTGTCCGGGCTTCGTGCTCGGCGGCTGACGTGGGCAGGTCTACCGTGGACGACTGGAACAGAAGTGACGCTCACGGGTTCAGGGCCAAGTATGCCGTAGCCAAGGAGCTATACCGAGAGCATATTCAGGACATCGCCTGGGAGCGGGTCAAGGTTCAAAAGCCCAACGACAACCCGGTGCTGTTAATCACGCTTCTCAACGCCCACTGGCCTGAGAAGTATCGCCGGGACGGCAACACAGTCACCGACGAGGTCAAGGAAATGATGGTCGAGTGGAAGAAGTGGGTGCGCGAAAGCCGCTCTTCTGGGAAGAACAAGCCAGCCGTCAACGAGGCTGAAGAGGCCCAGCGTAGCGCAGTCGATGAAGTGGAAAAGCTTCTCGCTCGAAAGCGGGAATAGATATGCCTCACGCACCGGGCCACCCTTCTTTTGAATTCCCTCGCCCGTGGCAGATGGCTTCACAGGCGATTCCGGGATTTATGTCTCCCGAACAGTACGGGCAGATAGGCCGGGGGCTTTTGGATTTC